TCATCATATGGAGGAAGGTTTCCAGTCATAATAATTTCTTCTGTAATTGGTTGATGTATTGTTTTCCAATTTCCATTAGCGGTTTCATAATCATTACCATAAGAACGAAGACCTCTTCGGTAGTCCAGTGTTTTGTCTCCTCTTACTCTTAATGGTATCCATCGGAACCCATCACCATTTATTTGTTCATATCTGAATTCAACTATAGTATTATCCTCAATAACATCACCTTCTTCTGTTATCATTTGTAGGACTCCATTCTCATCCGGTGTTAATATAACATTACATATATGGGCATATTTATCAGGGTATTCTGTTGGATGAAACAGAACAGGCATATATAGTTTCCTATCACCTAATTCCTCTCTCAATTTATTAAGAGTACTTGGATTTAATATTTTGGTAGACGCATCAAGGAAACCACTATTTTTGTAACTAAACCCACACCTTAATTCCAGAGTTTTATATTGTGGTATTTGGGATAATGCCCCAGTATTTGTATTGGGTAGAATCAAACTACTTATTCTGTCTTTATTCGTAGAAGTCTTTACCGTAGTTACCAAAAAGTCATTGGTGTTGTATTGTGGAGGTTTCCATTTGAGTGACTGATTCCATCTAATCTTCTGTAATATAGATGGAAGAATGGGATCAACCGGAGAAGCTCCTACAGCTAATTCCATAGGTGTAAATATAAGACCATCTGTGTTATACTCTCTATTAACTGATAATACACGGTTACATATGGTAAAGAAATCTTCTGGGGTACCATTATAAGAATATTCAAAATTCTTAACAGCAATACGCAACTCGTGTGATGGAAGATTTTTTTTGAATATAATATCTTCTCTACTGGTAAGAATACCCTTGGCATTTTCTTTAAGAGTAAACCTACCAAGAGAACTATTAAGACCAAATACAGTTTCTTGTAAAGCATGATACCGAGAAAGGTGTCCTGGTGTTTTTTCGCTCATAATAAACGCATTATGTCTGTAATCATTCATTGACTTAAAATATATGTCAAAAGCCATAAATAAATTAATACTATTTCCATTCTTATCTTTGGTAATATATTCGCCATCTATAATAAAGCATCTGCTATAATCTACCTTAAGATGACGAATACCATCGTCAGTCATACTTGGCGGATTATATGTTAATCCAGTAAACCGAATATTCATATTCATATCAATCAAGTATAATTTGAGATTTCTTGGAGATAAGAATAATAGACATCGTTCGCCATCTGCTTTATCTGTTACCGCGAAGTTTAAAGGTACATATGGTGTTTGACTTCCTTTTGAAGAAGCATCTTTATACAAATGTTCAAACTGAAGAGCTACAGAAGACGGACCAATAAAATTCTTTGTAGAAGCTAATCCACCATGATTGTGATGAAAGTCAATAAGGGCTTCATGGTCTACTTCCATAAGAGGGCCTCTTGGAATTGGTAATGATTCTTGTTTTATATAAAGTCCGTGTAATACAGCAATATAATCTTCCAAAGCATTCAACATTTCACTCTTTGAAATAGGATAGTCTGATTTTTGTAATCCTACAAGAACTTTTCTTATTGTTTTTGTAAGTTCTTTATTTATAATAGATACATATTGTTGAAGTTCTTTATCTTTAACATCGGCATATACAACATTATTTTCATCCGCATTTATTAAATATTTTGATTTACTTATCATATTGGTCATAGATTTTAAAACTTCTTTGTTATCTATCTCTAATTCAATCTCATATTTTTCAAAGTTTGTAAAAACATCAGACTGATGTATTTCTCTCACTGGAATAAATCTTCCATTCTCTGATTGGTTAGAAGACTTGACAATACTAGCGTCCATCTTAATATATCCCCCTTCTCCACAGTGAAATGAAACTCGGTTCATGTATCTATATGTTTTTTCCACTTTGCTCCAATTACTTGTAATTTCTTTTAGTTCTTGGTCTGAACTAAAAGTATATCCATTTTTAGAAGGTTGTTCAAAGTAAGAATGCTCCATTTTGTAAGAGGCTTTAATGTTATATGTGGTGGTACTAATATCACGAACTGGACGATCATGATTATATACTGAAGATTTTTTAACAAATTTTACGCTGGAGCATTGTCTCCAGTCATTGGTTTCACAATATTTTTGAATATCAGCCATTCCAGAAATTTCACATCTATACTTGGAAGGTTTACCATTATAATATGGATATATACGCAATAAGTATTCTCCATAACCACTGTAAGATAATTCTGTAGGAATACTGGAAGAAGTTGAGCTACCAATTTCTATTTCAGAGTATGCGGATGACTTGAATACCTGTAACACATTTTCATAGTCTTTCTTTGTAAGAGGAATAGAATCTACAGAAGGGTCTGCAACTACATTTCCAGTAAATCTAATTTCAAACTCAAGTTCACTTCCATCTATTACCTTATTAGTTTTTTTGTTATTTATGATATGCATTAAATACACTTGTAACATTTGTTTCAACTCTTCTGAAAAATTTTGTTGTTCTTCAGGAGGTTCTATTTCTTTTTGTGTCTCTCTTTCATCAAATTCTCTAGGGTCTCTACGAGGTTCTCTTTCATCAAAGCGAGTTCTTGTTTCTCTAGGAGGTTCTCTTTCATCAAAGCGTTCTCTTGTTTCTCTATCAAATTCTCTAGGGTCTCTACGAGTTTCTCTGTCATTACCCATATCTCTCCATGGCTGGCGTGTATTTCTATTACGGTCTTGTTCTCGGTCTTGTCCCCGTGGTTCGGTTCTATTTCTTTGGTCGGGTTGCCTGGTTTGTTTCATTGTTTATATTATAATAGATATTATTATATTATATCAATTTTTACAAATGATTGGACTAATGTGTAAAGTTCTTTCTTCTTTTTTCCAGTATGGTCCAAGTTAAATTTATTAGCAAGTTCTCTCAAATCAGCAACTGTGTAATATGATTCTGCGCGAAGTGGTTTATTAAGATTGCTAATTTTATAAGAGTGTTTCCAATCAATATCCAATATATTTTTCTCAACTAAGTAGTATTTTGTTCCACAATTATGTTTTAAAATTTTAATTGTCTTAAAATCATAGTCTGTTTCTTCTTCGTACTCAATTGTGTTTTCTGAGTTAATAAATACACCATCGTCATTATCATCATCTATAGATGTGTCAACATTGTCAATCCAATCAAGTCTTCCAGGTAGAGAATTATAATAACATCGGTCTTTAAAATAAAACACTTGAATATCATAAATGAAGCAAAGTGTAAAGAAAGTTGCCAAATCAATTACATTGTCATTTGCAAGAACACCTTCCAAGTGTTGAATGGTAGCTAATTTACAATTCTTTATTTTCTCTCTAAGTTCTGGAGAACGCAACTCTTCTACTAATGTAATCTTGTATTGTTTTTCTACAACAATAGTAATAGTATGTTGTATATATTCATATCTGGATTGTCCATGCTTCAGTATAAAATAACACCAAAACAAAGTGTCCAACTTATATGGACGAATGGTTTGTTTTTTTTTGGCAATCATATTTCTTGTCAAAAAAAAAGGTTGTAAATCGTTTAAAGAAATGGTATTCATTTGTATAGTATACCACCATATTAGTGCTATGTTTATATTGGTTTATCAAAATATGTATTTTTGTATTCTAGTTTTTGCTGTTCGTCAACATTCAAATACTTTTCTTGATACTTGACATATTCCAAATAAGACTTTATTTTATCCAACACTTCTGGGTTTAATTCCATCATATTAATATGTGTTCCATTTTGGTTTTCACTCATACATACTTGATTTGTGTGTAATATTCTCAAAATTTCAACTTGATGTATTTTAACCATTCCTTCAATCGCATTTCTCATTGAAATTAAATTATCATAATTTTCGGTATTAATATCTTCCATTGTTTATGTTTGTATTTGCCAATATCTTTATATTAATTTATTTAAATTGCGATATTTGCTAAAACCGAAACAAATGTATCGTTTAGTTCATATTGAACCCCAAATACAATAGCATCAAACACATTTCCTTCTTGGTATCCAGAAAGGTCAACATCGGTTGTCTCTCTAGCAACAAACGCAACAATTGGAGAAGGGTCTTCTCCTTCAATAATAGCACGTATTCCACCATTTGAAATAGCCTTTGCTACACATCTAATTCGCATTCCTTCCACTGGTAAGCAAATCATACATTCATAAGTAGCGGTATACTTTAGTTTATCTGCAGATAAAAGTCCACAAGAGATTGTAAGAACACGTACACTATCTTTCTTTACATATCCATCTTCAATACATTTTTCTTCAACCGCATTTTTAATAAGTTTCAAAACATGATTATTTAGTTCTTCTCTAAAATTTTCTACAGACAAGCGATTGATTTCGTAAAATGGTATTTCCAAGTCTTTGGAGAGAATAGCAGTGGTGTAAAGAGGTAGAGCCAATTCTTCTTGTTGAATGTCAGTAGGGTTCATTTATAATAGTGTACTATTATTTTGTGAAATAATCTTTAATCAATTTTTTTTATTATATTTGTAGATGTATCTATTTTCCATAGATTCCCTGGTATTCTTCCAGAGTAAGGTACCATATCTTTGAAGGATTCTGTTTATTCATATGTTTCATGACCATTATTAATAATGCACACAACTGTTCCTTCTTCATTTTTGAATAAATGACATTTTGGTCAAGTATTTCAATGAGCTCAGTTGGTAGTACTCTCTCAATAATAGTAACAACATCTTTCTTTGTCTTTTGATGACAGAAGCTACCAGTATTGCGTTTCTTATCCAACTCTATAATTTTAAAGTAATTGTGGTTTTTCTTGGGGTCATATGTAATAAATCCAAGAATATTATTCATCCTTTGGGAACTTTGTTTACCACTCTGTATATGTTCTGTAATAGCCACTTGCGTGTCATAAGAAACACCAGGGTCCAATCTATTTCCACGAATAGTCTTGGGTATCATTGCGAACTTTTTATCTAGCGGCATCCATTGGTAAAATACAGCAATCTTTGTGCCATCCATATCAATGAGAGACCTAAACATGTATTCCTGCAAAATACGAAACATATTATCTTTTAGCCCTTTGTTCTCTCCCAATGACATTTGTAATAATTGTATCTTGCTTTCTAAAGGTATAACATCTATAATACACTGGACTGCTAATATAACAAAATCAGTGACTTTAGTGCCTGGAAATATAGATGGTAAAATATTTGAAGCTTGTCCCAGAAATCGTGAAAAGTCATATTCATCCTCTTTATTTATTATCTGTGTGGGATCTTTAGCATAACTCAAAATTTTTTTATAAGAAGTTGTCAAATACTCAATTAATCTTGGAGATATTTCTTCCACATATTGTTGACTTGTTGGTGGAGGTTGTATAAAAGAAACGGACTTCTTTTTCTCTTCTTTAACTGGAATATCTTCCACATAATCCTCCTCATCATCTATTTTTATAGTAGTCTTTTTCTTTTGAGTTGTTGTTTTTGGTTGTGCCTTTTGGAGAGAAATCTCTCCTTTTTCCATGGATGGAACTATAGGTTTCTTTGATTCTATAGTAATTCCAAAGTCTTCTTCTTCATCAATAACTTCATCTACAATCATAGTAACTGGTTTGTTGATTTTGCGTAGATACTTCTCATTCAAGTCTATATTTAGTTTATCTCTCTTATAAGCAACTGGTGTTCTTCTCTCAAATAATCCAATTTTATTGTAGTTGATTTCCACTGGTTGAAATAGGTAATACTCTCCAACATTTACAATGGTTCCAGGTCTTCCATACTTATCGGCAATCTGTATTTTATTGTTAATCATCTTAGTTAATGCGTAATAAATCTGTGTATCATTGTATTTTCTTCCGCGTAAAAGTTCTCTATATAGGGTTTCATAATTATATATGTACCCATGCGTAAATAATTTGGCAATGTTTGTTTGGAGAGAAGTAGTATTCATCTTAATGAAGTGTTCGTCATATGTTTCCTCATCTAATTCAACAACATACTCATCTTTACTTGTATAAGGAGTACATACATATTCACACATTTCCATGTAGTCACAATTTACACTATATGGCATATCTCCAATACGAAATCTCTCAATTTCGTCGCCGTTTGATAACACTTGGCGAACATGTCCCAATTTATTATTTCTTAAATTTAAATGAGTGTAATTGTTCTGTTCATAATTTAATAGACAGTCTACTGCACTTTCTTTAAGAGCACGGGTAACACGTCCAATCTTAAGAGCCTTCTTTTCTGCTAATCTGTAAATATACATATCCAATGCCTCAATATCTTTTTTTTCCTTTCTTAGAAGAGTGGCATAAAGAAAAATCTGAACATTTCTTTGTTCAAATGGTAGATCCTTATGACTAAAATTACGAACTGCTCTTCCAATAATCTGTTCAATCCTGTTAATATTATACCAAGGTTCCATTACGTGTACTTGTCGGATAAACTTCAAATCAATGCCTTCTGCTCCTGCTGCAGTAATCAGTATAACTTTTATAATAGAACCATTCCGATTGATCATATTGGTGGCTGCAAATACTTCTTCGCTGTTGTTGGGGGATATTCTCTTATCTCCTGTAATCATGGCATATGTCATTCCAGTATATTTGGTTGGTGCTGTAGCAAATAAACTCTTGTTTTGTCCAAATCTGGAAATTCCCATTTCTTCAAGAGCAAGAGCCATTGGAATTAATCCACCATCTAAATAGTTGGAATAAATAAGAACTACCCCATTAGAATTGGCAACTTCTCTACAAATGCGTTCTATCTTACAGCTATAGTTTATAATTCTATCTGGATGAAAAAAACCTTCTTGTCCTTCTATGTATTCAAAGTCTCCTTTTTTAGAACTAGTATTGGTATATCTGACAACTCTACTAAGTCCTTCAGTTCCTACTAATGAATTTGGAGATACATCTCCCTCATTTATATTTGCAGGATATGTAATATTAAGACCTTGTAATGGCAACTGTAAATCAGTATATGTAAAACCGGTTAGTGATTCAAAATTTTCCGATTGACCTATAGTGTTATCCAAGATATATTGGTAACGGTTGTATTGTTTTTTCATAATTTTAACACCGGTTAATTGCCCAGATAATACTTGTAATCTGTCTTCTTCTGGTATTTCCAGGTCATTTAGTTGAGTTGTCGGGAAGTCGTCTGGGTCAATAATTTGGAAATTTTTATTTTCTCTTTGTGGATAAACCCGAAATGGAAATACATATGGGTTATCTCCCTTTACAAAAGAAATGTATCCTCTGGCTGCTTCTATGAGTCTTTGTTTTCCATTTTCTGTAAAATCTCCATTCTTTGTAAAAATATCTTTCTCTCTGATCAATGGACGTTTATCATTTTTGTTTAAAAGGTTAAGTGTCCAAATAATTTCCTTGTGACTGTTATACATTGGTGTAGCTGAGAGAAGAAGTAATCGTAAGTTATCAGCATTTTCTACAAGTATATCTAATTGTTTTGTGGTTTCTTTCTTTTGAGCACGAGCGTCTTCAGAATCAAATGCAGTCCTCATGTTATGGTATTCATCAATAATTACAAGCCGTCCATTGAATTCCTTTTTAAGTTTTTTAATATCTTGTGAGAGAGAACGAATAATATTGGCTAATTGAATGTATCCCATAAATGTATAATTCTTTTTGATAACTGCTTTTATTTGTTGTATAACTTTATCTCTTGGATAGTTCTTTATTCCAATAGGATTTATTTCATTAATAATAGAGTTTCCAACACAGCCTTGGAAAAACCATTCCCCATTTTTCTCTACAAGTTTAGATTCATCAAATAACTGTAATTTAAAGTTTGATTGTACGTTGGGTGATGCTACAATGATAATGCTTTTATTTACTTGAAATTTTTTAAGGTATTGTCTCATATCTTCAGCAACTCCAATGGCAGAACATGTTTTTCCAGTTCCCAATCCGTGGTATAATAAGAGACTGTTATATGGAGTTTGAAAAGACATGAATGATTTTACAAACAACTGGTGAGATGAAACTTCAAATGGCATGTTCTGTAATAAAGTGGCCCTTTGTTCTATGGGAGCTACCACGCCATGATATTTGGTATCTTGGAATTCTTTCTTGTTTACTATTTTGATATTGAAGTCGGGATCTTCCAACATTGGATAAATATATTTTGGTGTATCGTAATTTGAATGGCTCATAATATATCTTAATATATAATATCAGCATTTTATTACAGACTATTATCGTATATTTGTGTTATAATATTGTTTTATTTTGTTGGATAGTAAATGTTTCTCTCTATCTTCATCTCTAAATTATAAAATTATGAAATTTAATGGCTACACTTCTTGCATTTCTTTCCCAGACGATGTCGGCATCTTTTTTGTGTCTTTGTCCATTTGCGTCCTGCGGTTTGCTTTCTTGTATGTCCTTTTGCAGAAAAAGTTAATGCTTTTTTGAGAGAGGAGAAGAAGTTCATGTTATAATATAAGTATAGATAAATTAAATACTTAAAAACAATCCAACAATATTATGTTAGGCTTTTTCACTGCTTCCTCCACCACCGCCAGAAGCCCCATGAAACCCCCGGTGACATTTCTCACACACAGCCATTAAATTCCTCAACTTGTTTTTATGAACTCTTTTTCCATCTATCATTACAAATCCAAACATATCGGCCTCCTTTTGTTGTACGATATGATGAGTTTCTGTTCCTTGTTTTACTCTACACTTTTCACAGAGACCTACCAATTTGTTTGAGTTATAAGAAGATACCTTTTGTTCTAGAAGGTTTTCATTCTCTATTTTGGAGAAATACTTTAAACGAATATCATTTGCTCCTTCCAAAAAAGCAGTAGGCATATGGAGAGACTTACACACCTCTAAACCATACATCTTGGAACCAGAACCATCCATTAACTTTCTGTTATAAACAAGGCGTCCTTTTTCCATATCATATCTAACATCCATGTGTTTTAACGCAACCGTTTCCAACTGAATAATTTCTTCAAAGTCTACTATTTCATGTAGATGAGTAGCAAAGATATAACTTGATTCTTTATGTGTTAATTGTTGGATAGCAGAGACAAAGATACTACACGCAGAAATAGTTTCAGTACCAGCACATACCTCATCTCCTAATATCATGCTATTTGGAGTACTCATACGAAGAATGGTATTTAATTCAATCATTTCCACAGCAAATGTAGAGAGACCCTTAAACAGGTTGTCATTACCAATAATACGTGTAAAGATGTGATTGTAGGGTTTATACTGAAATTCTGTAGCAGGAACATAGAGACCAGCTTGTGCCATTATGATGGACATACCAATAGACCTAATGAATGATGTTTTACCTGCCATGTTTACCCCATACAATAACACTCCGTCTTGGTTATCTACACCAAGAGCAATATCATTATCTACATACTCTTCATCTTCCTGTAATAATTCAATAATAGGATGCCTCAATCCTACAGCTTTCACAAAGGATTTCTCTCCAGTTTCATTACACAACTCTGGTTTACAATATCCATACTTTTGAGCCATCAATGCCTTACAACATACCAAGTCAATTTGTGTAATAAAATCTTCAAGGTGTTCCAACTCTGGACATAGAGCTTCTAATCTTTTCACATAATCTACATAGAGAGAACAAACCAACGCATTGATTGCTATGTTAGTTTCAAAGTACTCATCACATAAAGTTGTAAGTTCATTATGATGAATAACACAACCTGAGCTTTTTAGTTTTGTTGATGTAAAGTTTTCTCTCGTAAAATCAACAGAATAATTTAAACCGATGGGATAATGTTCTCCTTTTTTTGCTGGAAAATCTCCACGAAGAAGTTCAAACCTACGTTGAGTACATGTGAATGTTGGTGGACTTTTATCACTATAATCAATCTTTACATATTCTGGTGCTGAATTATTTGAGAGAATCTTCTTTTTAGTTGTTTTTCCTGCCTTCTTTTTGTTCTCCAACTCATCCAACTTACAATTAAAGAAATCTTGTAGGGATTCCATCTTTTCTCTACATTGGTCTCTTACAGAAATTAATTGGTCTAACTGTGGAAATATTCCTGATGAAAAAAAGTTTACATCAAATTCTTTGGTTTCTGTAATATCTTTACAAAGTTCCATATTCAAATATTGTTCCATGTTAATCCTCAAAGTATCCACAGACACTTGGAATGGAACTTCATTTTGAGAGAAAGAGAACTCCAATAGAAAAGGGTCGTCTTTAATTAGTTCAAATGTGTTGTTGATTTCCAGTATTGAATTGTAAAGTCCATATAGTTGTTTTGGAGATATTTTGAACATATGTAATTGGCGAATACACATTGTTACATCACATACTTTGTCCATATGTTCACAGATGGTAAATAGTTGTTCTGGGCCATACCTGGAAAAAACATGGTCAATTAAATCATATTGTTTCTGTAACTCAACTACACTAGTAATTGGATGAAGCAACTGGTGTTCAAACGCACGTTTTCCCATTGGTGTGGAGCAAGTATTTAGCAGTCTCAATAAACTGGAATACTTTCCCTTGTAAGTTCCATCATCAATGATGTTTAGTTGTTTCAGAGAATGATTCGCAAGTACTAATCTGTTTGAATGATTATTATCAAATACTGGTGATTTGATTTTATTAAGGAGAGAAGGATTGTGTTGATAGATGAAGTTCAACAGATAGCATAATGTTTGTGAAGCCATGTTGTTATCATATGTTTCTGGAAGCATTGTTTCTGTTCGCATCTCTCCATAAAATTTGGTATAGACTTCTTTCTGATATACTTGAAGGCTACAGTTTTCTGCTGATTTGTTTGTTTCATCTACAATGTGTATTTTCTTGCTATTTATTCCAGAGAATTGTATAATTGTATTCACAACTGCTTCTGTTAAGTTAGAAATAATAATAGTTTCCAATGGTTGATATGTTGAAACCATACGTTCAAGTTGATCAAATACCGTGGGGCTTCCTTCCACATATTCAATCTCATACTGTGAGACATTTGTATTTCCAGTGTAAACGTCTACAATAGCAACTCCAACATAACATATAGTTCTTTTATTTATTCTGGAATAGAGTACATTAATCCATATACACATAATATTGTTGGTAATATGGTCCACTTGTTTTTCAGTGTAAAAGAATGTTCCAGGAGATGCTATGCTATGGAGAGAACGAAGTGATGGATTATCTGGGTGTTGTGTGTAAATAACCGCAGTATATCCAGCTTCTTGAATTTTGATAACATATTTGTCAATAAAGTTTTCTTTGAATCCTGCCATTAATGTTTTTGAATCTCCAGAACGTTGTGTAACATTCAAACCACAAATTCTTGCGACCTCATTAATTTCTGTTCCAGGACCATACATTTCCATAAACGAACCAACTTGCATTAACAGGATGGTTTGTTTTCCATATTCCTTTTGGTATTTTTCAGATAGAGAGAAGTACTCTTGAGTAAGTGCCATATTCCAATGTTATTATGTGAGGTTTGGGATTGGTGTCTTTAAATCATTATAATAAATATATAACGCATCCCAATATAAAGACTTTTATCCAGTATATAATCATATAATCTGTAAAGAATGACTTACACACAATCTGAATTAGATGATGTGAAAACTGTAGTAAAAATACTTATGACTGAGTGGCTGGAAGACCTAGACCAAGATGAACGAGAAGATAATATTTTGTTTTATGAAGATATTATCAAAACATTGAAGCCATTGTGTAAAGAAGGAGACAGTAGTATTGAATGGGTTAACCAGTGTTATAATAACACATACATAATTAAGCGATATACTGGAAATCCTCTGTATTCAGATACACAGAAAAAATATAGATTAAATGTTGAAAAATACATGGACTCTTTGCCATTTAATATATTACAAAATGAAGAAGTTATTATTGGATTGTTTATGTTTTTTAAAAATGTGATGGAATAATTTGTGTGTTTAAGTTTTATTTATTAATATAATTATTCAAATGACAATTATATTCATATTATGTAATGTTTGTTAGGTGTTATTGTGTTATGAGGTTTAAGCCTTATCCTTCTTCCTATCCATAACAATATTATCCCCATGGAACAAAATATCTTCAATAGCCGATTGTGTAATAGGCTCGCCAGCAGTTTGAAGGCTAACCTCTTGTGTATTCATATTAGCAATATTAATAAGATTTCCTTGCTCATCAATAGTCTGAGTAAGCGCGTTACCACTCAATTCTGCCTTCTTCATGTTATCACTGATTGCCTTCTCCTTGGCTTCTCTGATACGAGCATCAAACTCTTTTTTTGCGTTGGTTT